AAGGACGATGATAAGAATGGACTGTACACGTATGACGTGGCCCAATATAAACCAAGCCTCAGAACTTATTTGTTCAATCTGGTAGGCCCAGTTCGTGCACTGCAAGGCTGTAGCCCATTATAAATGCAGGCCCAATCCAACAAGCAATGCATCAATCACAACATGGCTGATAATTCAAGTGCGCTGGCATATGCCACGTCTGACAGGACAGAATTCCAACTATCCAGTGAGAAAACTGAGGTAACCCTGTTATTCCCAAGCACAATTGAACAGAAATTGTCAAAACTTATGGGCAAGTGCTTGAGGATAGACCATGTCGTTCTTGAATATAGGAATCAGGTTCCTGTCAATGCCACTGGGCATGTCATTATAGAAATGCACGATACCAGGTTATACGAGGGTGATTCCAAGCAGGCGGAGTTTACAATTCCAATTGGATGTAACTGCAACATCCACTACTACTCATCATCATATTTTTCACCAAGAGACCCAAATCCTTGGAAGGTTATGTACAGGGTAGACGACACGAATGTCGTAGACGGAGTCCATTTCTGCAGGATGCAAGGAAAACTGAAAATGTCATCAGCTAAGCAGTCCTCCGAGATACAATTCAAATCCCCGAAGATCGAGATACTGTCCAAGGCATATAACATGACCAACATTGATTTCTGGTCAGTGCCCCACTCGCAGGTTTCAAGGAGACCTGTACAGGGACTGAAGAATTTACGGTCCCAGTCAAGCAGGTACACAACACCAGCTATACTACCTGGACAATCATGGGCCTCCGCTAGTGCAGTTGGGAATGAAGAACAGGAGGACCTACCATATGGGAATCTGCACAGGTTACAGGACAGGACACTGGACCCAGGCCCATCTGCTTCTGAAGTTATTTGCAACACCAATACTGTAAATGATGATGTCATAAACATCATCAAAAAGACTGTAGAGTTGTGTATGGAGGGCAGTAATGTAACATCTAATGTAAAGCCAATAAAATAAAAAGCGATTTTATTTATCCAATATAATGCAGATCATATTTTACATGAATCTCAGAGGTTACATTGGCATCACACAGCCACACATAGTAAACTATCAGGGCATTCTTGGACACGTTGCCATAGAGGCCAGTAGGTTCAGAATCCTCCGTGTCCTTAAATGTTACATAAACTGGGTACGAATTAAACCTAACATTATAAGAAAATCTAAAAATATGTTCTGGAAGTGCGGTATTAATCACGCACTTCTTCTGATAAACTAAACTAAATCTATCCCTATGCTGATCGCGCACGCGCAAAGTGGAACACGCGCCCGTCTCCAGTCCAAACACGTCAGCAAATGGGATCAGTGGATCCACAGCAGAGAACTGACATGGTTTTTTATCACGCACGATAACCGTCGTGAATATGCCATGTATTCCATTCCGGGAAGCACCTTCCGACCTGTCCAAATGCCGGGCAATTACAGAGCCAGATACACTCAAACTTAACAGCTTTATGTATGAGTCTACCCGGTTGCTGAACTCCGACCTAGACTTCGCCGGGTACGTAAGATACGACACCTTAGAGGTGTTATTACAGAGAAGGTAATTTGTACCATCCTGCACCTCCTCTATGGATTGCCGAGTCTTTCTCCTTGTTTCCGGATGAACGGAAAACAAGTTGCGACGTGCATTAGGCACACCACGTGGACGTTGAGATCCACTAGAGTATGGCATGCCATATACACGCTGACCAATCCGTCTGCCGAAGTATCGGCGATATGGATAATTCGGACGGAAGACAGCTCCACCGGTGAATCTCCGGTCTACATTAAACCCACCAGGAGATCTAATGGGGATTCTCATTTTACTTCACAATGCGGATACACCAAGAGAATATCCCTATATATATTAAAATAAGATTCAAATGAGTCCCGTAATGGCTGACGCGTGTCCATTAAGAGCGGTTAAGATGAATGCACGTATGCATTAATGTCAGGGATATTTACGGAGAGCGCACTGAGTGGGAAGGAGCGTCCTGAGTGGAAGCAGCAGCGCCTAGAGGGAAACCCATTCAAATTAAAGCGCTGCAATCCAAAATTAGTGGGGGACAGCTGGGAGGAAGCCTCCTGAGCGAGGGACAGGAGTGCGTGGTGGGACCACTTTAAAAAAAAATCGCGGCCATCCGGTAATATTAAACGGATGGCCGCGATGAAATTTCAAAATATTTTCAAAATTACAATTATGCCATTTGGGGATCAGGTATAAATTGATCCCCATTCCCCGATTGAATGGGATAGATGGTTGATCCCCGATTGACCAAGTCAATAGCTCTCTCCCGAGAGGAAACACTTCGAACTGAGCGGAAACGCCTCGTCGTGCAAAATAAACACAGATTAATAAATATAATTTATTTTCTTTCTGATATATTGCAATCTCACCTACTTCTGATAAGTTTATCAGATTAACATTAATGATTTATATATTTGATTATAGTCCTATCAACGAAGACGCTGCCGCTGCGCGGCCAAATATAAAATAATTGAAGTTCATAAATGAATTGATAAATATGAGGGACACCATCACAATATTTAATTATTAATTAAGTTCATTTATTACCCATAGGGAATTGATTAGTTGGTCAGTAGTTTGTAATTTATTTCAATGTTATGATGTTAACATAATAAATATATCTGCAACCCAGCATTCAATCTCCTCTGGGACTTGATCA